CTTGTTATATCCGAAAATTTTGGAAGGCTTGATATTGATCCTCCCATCTTCCTAACATTACCGTTAAAAACGAAAGTCTGAAAAATATTATTTAATAGTAAGAGTAAGAGGAAGAGTCATGGCTAAAACAAGAAAAAATCGTTGCGATTTTGAAATAGCTATTCCCTCATATAAACGTCCTGAAACTCTCCGTGATAAAACCCTTGCCACTCTCACCCATTACAAAATTCCCACTAAATGCATCACAGTCTTTGTCGCAAATAAAGAACAAGAAACTATCTACAAAGATACCCTCAAACCTGGAACATATAATAAAATTATTATTGGCGTAAAAGGCATGGGAAATATCAGAAATTTCATCACGGAATATTACCCTATCGGCACTAAAATCGTAAATATCGACGATGATATTAAAGGATTTCTTGAATACGATGAAACTGCTCCAAGAAAAGAAAAACCACTCAGAAGCCTCATAAATGTCATTAAAACTGGTTTTGATGCTTGCATAAAGAATAAAACTAAATTATGGGGCTGTTACCCGGTTGCAAATGGCTTCTTTATGAAACCTAAAATATCTACCGAATTACGTTACATTATTGGCAGTTTCTGGGGATGCATAAACCCTGGCATAAAAGAAGTTAAAATTACTCTTGACGATAAAGAAGATTATCAGAGGAGTATATTATACTATAAAAAATACGGTTCTGTTATAAGACTTAATATGATTTCACCTATAAGTTCATATTATAAGGAGCCTGGTGGAATGCAGGAAGAACGAACTAAGCAAAGAGTTGAAGAATCTGCGCGATGGATAGTAAAAACATATCCTGAATTCGCTGTATTGAATCCATCTAAAAAGAGCGGATACATGGAAGTAAAACTCAAAGACATGCGAGCTGACTAAATCATATATTTCAATGCTCCTGTTCCACTCTCTACAATGAAAAAATTAATACTTTCTGCATAAATGGTTAAATTATATGCATAAGTACTATTCAAAGGAAGAGGATAAGGATTCACCTCCAATTGAAAGAGACGAATACGACTGGCATTCACACTTCCTGAAGGCTGATCACTAGGACTCTCAATCGAAAAACTCACAACTGGCATCAATTGACTCTCGTCTGTCGAACCACCCATAGTGTATTTATATGGCATATACTTCGTATAAAATCCAATTAATTGTTCTTGTTGCACCTCTGTTCCATCTAAAAGAATACGCATACTTTGTATAATATCCTTCTGGGAATTTGGAATCAAAAGACCACTACTAAGAATATTATTCTGAGTGTAATCTGCTCCTGGTGTTGGAGACCACGGTGATGATGGATAATTCCACCAATTTGTCCAATTTGCAATTGCATTTCTTGTTGGAACTTGATCATTTCTTCTAGGAATCAATAGTAATCTTACAACTGGATTATGTACATCTAAATCATATAATGTTCTTGATACTAAATTTGTAAAATTAAATTTAGATAGTTGATAGACAAGATAACGTAAGGGTGTTGATGCGAAAATCTGTTGTTCTGGTTGTGTAACAAATGCGTATGTACATTCCATTCTTGGCTTAAAAAACCACGTGTTCTGTGGAGGAGTGGTGTAATCTATATCAACAGTAAAGGCACTGAACTGACCACTTGCATCATAATAAGGTTGATATGTGGCTTGATTGCTTAAAATAGTCGCTTGGGATGACACTACACGATATCCTGGGCTCATCACATATCCAGATGGATCGAGAATGGTATATAATTGATTGATGGGTCGCATTGTAAGTTGTATTTCACATTCTTGGTATTGTAAACCTACAAGTGGAAGTGCTTGAGCGGGACTAGTTGTAAACCAAAGAGGAAGAGGTACATAGAGTGTTTGTCCAAAAATACTGGGACGATTGAATTGGGGGCCAGGTATATTTGCTTTAATAACTGAAGGATATCCTGTTCGTTGTTTACCACCTGCCCAGACACCTTTTGCAGGATTTGTTAATTCATGTACATCTCCAACAAGTTGTCTCCACTTGAATAATTTATCTGTATCGTAATCTGCATGAGCCTTGGCAATAATATAGTCACTATCGAATTCTTGAATTTTCTGTCCTCCAACGAAGAATGCTACATTACTGAGCATTTGTACACCAATATATCTCGACCATTGAAACTCGTACTGAAAAGGACGATTATTTGTCGGCGTCACGTATTTGCTGTAAATATCTGGAATATCACATGCAAATACAAGATCTGTAAGTAGATCACCAATTCGGGGAATTTTTAAACGGAGTTGAATAGGCTGGTCATAAAAAAGTTCATTCGGTCCATCAAGAGGTTGCTCCACCGTTTCAAAACTGAAATGACTGTATTTCTTAAAGACTTTGTAATAGTAAGTAAAATCGGGGTTATCGTTTAATAGCACATTTGCACTCCCATAGGAGACTAATGACAACAGTGCTCCACCTGGCATCCCTTCTAAGATAGGCTAAATCATAGAGTTTAGACCGACATTACCACGGTAAACGAAACTCTACATTAAAAAGGGAGAGAAAAGTTTATATATAATTTATCTTTTTATTTTTCTTATTATTTCAGATGCAGTAAGCATTTCTGAACTAGGAAAATCTTTTTGAATACTCATATTCATCTTATCTACATATTTTTTAAATTCATCAAACGATTTCATATTAACTATATCATTTGACCAAAAATGATTTCTAAATTCCTCAAATGGTGCTTTTTTTAATACCTCTTCAAAATCGTTTTTATATTTACATAAGAGGTTTAAATCTCTCACTAATTTATCTCTATAATATTGCTCATAATCTTTTCTTATAAGTATATAAACTACATGTGGTGTGAATGGTAAATTATCTTTTCCTTGAAGTCCAACAAAAATAATACTTTTATTTTTAGATAATAGTATGTTAATATCTTTTACTACACCTTTTTGAACTGTCTCAATCTTTTTATGTTTTTTCCAGTTATTTTCGTAAATATCATCTAAATCATAACCTTTTATTGGTAATTGTTCTAAAAGTGTAGTCTTTCCAGAACCGGAAGCACCTGTTATATATACTATCATTTCTATTATAAATGCTCATTTATAATCCGCACGGGTCTAAAAATATGCATAAAATGCCTATTTTTAGGTTCTTAACTTTACTACTAGACGGTACTAGACGGTACTTGGTCTTTACATCAACATATTTTGCCCAGACCACCAGTTATCTAGGAAGTAAGGAGGAGTATCCGTAGTATTAACCACCATCTGTGTATTAGGTCCCATATTCATTAAACTTTGAATCTCAGTATAGGATAGTGCATAATTAAAGTAATAATGGCGTGATAGTTGACAGGATGCAGTCCCCATTAAATTGAAATCATTATTTGCAGGAATGCTTGCATAATTAGTAGAAGTACAATTATTCTTACTACTTGAAAATGCTATCAATGGTTGATAATTCTGATAAATTGCGGCATTATTTAATTTTATCTTTGATGCTACATTTCCATTGATATATATTTCAACCGAATTATTTCTAGCAAGGATCACTAAGTGAAACCACTTACTAATAGGAATATTCTGCACATCTGTCCAATTATTCCATGTGGCCGTACTCGACTGATACACACGAAGAGTATTTGTCTCATTGTGCACAAATAAACCAGGACTCATTAAAGGAAATACAGAAGGATATCCCTTGTGGAAAATATGTCTCAGCCCAGAAGTAGAATCATTGAATCCATCAGATAGAAGTAATACAAAACATGAATAACTGTATTCTGCTCCTGTCTTCTCATTATCACTCAAGGGCAAATATATCGTATTTTTTGGAGGGGGGCTAATAATTGGATTTCCATTGTAAATAATAACACCATTTGTACTTAATACAGTTAGATCTTGTATTACAGTCTTAGTATTAATTGCATTATTATAAGATATATAAATTGCTTCTAAACTTAATAGAACAATGTATAAAATAGTCGAAACAACTAGAGAAAGCACTATTTGTGATAAGGGGCCTTTTGCTAATAGAAAATCAAGAGGCCCTCGGCCATTAACTGAATCTGCGTTCATCCTACCGTGAAGATAAAATTTATAATTGAGGCAATCGATTATCTGTCTAAATTACCGTGAAGTACTACAAGTTAAGGGTATATAAATGATATAATGCGCTTTGGCACCTTATATTATTTTTAGGTTCTTAACTTCAGTACTAGACGGCATACTAACTCGCGAAAAATGCTCATATTGCATGCTTACACGTTAATTTTAGGGTATGCAGTAGAACCGATCGCGTTTGGATTGAATAATGATTTGAGATAATCCAATGTGCTGTAAGATGGCCCTGGTCCATTCATATACACTTGCCATATTTGCTCGGGATTTAAGGCATAATTATATACTGAACTATTTCCTAGCCACCCTCCAAATCCACACATATCAGCAAAAGTATAGTTATATGTTGGAGATACCACGTATGTATTTGGCAAAATACAACTACGCCCCAATTTACCATCAAGATATACATCAAGAGTTTTTCCGTTTAATACAACAGAAATACAGACCCATTTTTGCATATCAACTTGCGCTACATCACACGGGGTAGATACATCCAATAGTCCATCGGGGACAGTTATGTTATTAAATAAATTAGTATATGTTGTACCAGTTAAAAGTGCACTATTAGATGTATCAGGAGCACTTGAACCTGCTACTTTAGGATTATACACACGAACACCAAGAGTTGGGCTGTATGGACCTAAAAAGACTGCCATTGTATGATTGTTATCATTTCCATCTATGGAGAATATATGCTTGTAATGCCCTGACTTGTATGTGTAGTTTTCAATATATACCCATGTTGTCATTGAAAACTCGCCACCTCCAACAAGATATGTTTGATTATTTGATGTTACAACTTTTGAACTGGGTACTTGTGCCGCATTTGTTTGAGTTGAAGTCAATGTTGTTCCACCAGTTGTTGTAGTAGTTGTAGCCGTTCCTGGACAAGCTGCTGCGGCTCCACTGGTTCCACCTGCTCCTGTCGATGATGGCGCACAATATGTTGTAGCGCTTGTAACGCTTGATATAATTGAATAATTATCTAGACCTTGAGATGTAAATAAGAAACTATAAATTAGCCATAAAACATACAGAGCCACAATTAGAAGTACAGCGCGGACAACTAGCCCAACAACTCCTGTAGTCATTGTTGTACGAATTTGATCCATGGGATTCTCTCTCTGTGTTATAGGGTGATTAATTGTTTATTTCTATTCATACCATGGTGGTACTGAATTTAACTTTTATTTTGTTTTATACTTCTGGGTTTAGCATTATGCAAATGGCGTTATCCATGCATTAACCGACGCAGTATCCTGTTGTGGAGTAAAACAGAATATGCCATTTGGACATCCACCAAAGGCACTGAATATATCAGTTATTCTTCCTTTCGGGAGAAGTGGCTTATTTCTTGAATCAGCAAATGTTCGGAGACGTTCTTCAACATCTGCCTTTGTACTCTCTCTTGCAGATACAAGAGGAAACGCAAAATAACCACTGCTAT